AGGAGTCTACAGCTAATATTTTCCTTTCTACAAATGCAGTCAAGAAGTCTTCACATTCTGAGGGAAGATCAGATACATCGGATACGTCCGTAAAATCAGGCAATCTCCTAGTATAACTAACTCTTATTTGAGATATGCTTTCTCCTATAGCTCCAGAAGATATGTATATAGTATTATCCTTAGTATAATATCCAGCCTTAGTTATCTGCTCTCTTTCTGATATTCTGTTTATAGGCTCAGCATCTCTACCTGTAGATCTTACAGGATATACTGAGTTGATAGCCCCCCTAGCATAAACGTCGTTAGGTAATTTATAACTAGCTATCCCTGTTGTATAAGGGAATATATAATCTTTTGAAAATATAGCTGTTGAAGGATTTGCAGTGAAGATAACTCTTTGTATCTGCCTTTGAGCAGTATTAAAAAACCTTATTAAATCTATATCTTTATGTCTTGAGTCTATGACATTATTTGTATTATGTCTGACTTCATCCATCAATTCTTGTAGAGACCTCATTATGCACCTAAACTCATACTAGCCATTCTGGCCAGAGCTTTATCTATTCTAGCCATCTTGTCTTGGGCTATAATATATTTTTGATCTTGATTTTTATTATACTCAGCTCTTCTTCTTTTTTCTATTCCACCTATTACAGATAAACCGCCTATCGCCGCTCCTACTATAGGAGATCCAGTCATTAGTCCAGCTTGTATACCCTTAGCCACTCCGCCAGCAGCTCCATTCCCAGCCTGGCTAAAGTCCATTTTAGAATAGTCTATTTTCTTCGCTGGAGTATTAGGTATTGGAGAACTTTGTACGCTGTCTGATGCTGGAGCTCTTTTAACAATTTTTGATTGCTCTAACATTCTTCTAGCCCTTAACTCTCTAGTGTAGTCATTTCCGTTCAACTCAGCTTGTCTTCTAGAAAAGTATCCGTTTTGTGTGTGATCTTGATTTCCTGCCATGCTATCTCCTAAAACCCATTATCCGTTAACTCTTCAAGTATATCATCTTTTAATGAATCAATCGAGCCATCATAAGGTATTAATTCTACTAATCTTCTAACTTTAGCTGGACGCCTTTCTTTTAAAGCGTCATATATAGCTTTAAACGATAATATCATAGCATCTACTTCAGCTTCAGTCTTTGCTGCTTCATCATTTTCACCATTAATAAGATCTAATATTTCTTCACATACTCTTTTCTTCTTAGACCCTTTATCTTTACGTACTCTTTTAATTTCATCTTTTGCTTTTTTAGCTAGATGAGCTGGTAATACTGCCTCTAGTTTAGCTAGTGTAGCATCATCTCTATCATCTAAAATACGTTTAAGCTCTACTGCACTATTTGGAGTATTAGGCAGTCCAGCTAATTGCTGGATAGAGTGAAAGTCTTGAAGTTTAGCTATTCTAGCAGTCATATCTTTGACTTTAGCAATATCAGCTAATCTAGCGTCTTCTACTGCTTTAAGCTCAGCCTTATATTTTTTAAACTCAGCCTTATACTTAGCTAGTGTAGGTTTAGTAAAGCTTCTATGCAGGAATAACTTATCATATCCTACACCTTCCATAGTCATTTGGTCATAGGTTATAGTAGGCAACAATCTTTCAGTTAAGAATAAAAAGTAGTTATCTATTTTTAACCCTGCTATTTCTTGTAGTGTCATATCTTTATTCCTTATTTAACTTCTGTACTTTGACCACAAAATACGTAAGCATTAAATGTGAAAAGTAAAACTAATAAATATCTCATTGTTTCTCCTATTTAATTTTTTCTAATTTGAACAAAAGGTTTACATTGAATTTTAATGTAGTAGAGAAATTATCTCCCATGTATAACGTGCCACCAGTTGTATTTCTAACACCCCTAAGTTCTATTGTTGTACGTTTAGAAAGTGTTATGACTGACTCACCTTTTGATCTCATGCTAGCATTATTAACTCCATCTCCTGCCAAAAAGGGAGAATATGTATCAACCATATCTAAGCTGTCTGTTACATTATAAATATATGTTATAAAAGACCCTAACGATGCCACCGAAAAAGTTGATAGAACCCAGCTTACGTTATACGTACCTTTTTCTAAAGTTATCTGATTAGTATTTAAACTTAAAAAAGATGTATCCCCAAATAAACTATCAATACTTATCGTTAATGGCGTAGTTCCAACTGCTATCCTTCCAGTTGCTGGTGGATTCCATTTAGCTACTGCCACCCTCTTAACAGGTAAAGCACCCATAGCGATAGCGTCTGACGTCCATCCTACGATGGGGATTGACGCAGTAAAAGAATATCTAACGTCTGCGCCGCTATTCATTCCTAAAAACGCACTTGAAATATCATCCCTTGTCCCTGCTGCATTCTCTACTGAAATATATACACCAGTATTATGTATTGAACTTACTCTAACTATTCCTAAACTATATCCGTCAGTAGATGAATATATTGATGCTGAACCAACTGCCCCAGCACCCCAATTATCATTAGTTGTATTTAGTTTTGAAGTATCAATTACTAGTCCTGTAGGTAAATCAAAACTATATATTCCAGCGCCTGATGTACCTATAGTCGTTTGTCTAAAACCATACTGTAACTCCATGTTTTGACCAACTCTTCTGTATCTTGCAATAGCGTAGTCTACTGTTCCTGTAGTTGGGTTTGTAGTTGCTCCGGTTATGGAAAAGGGAAAGTCAATCCAGTCAGTCATATTACTTTTAATCGGAGTTATAACGTGTGCGGATTCAGCTTGGGCGGTTACGACTACATATACTGTACCTAATAATGTGCCTGCAACATTAAACTTTACATATTCTCCAGATACCAAATTAAGTGTTATTGATGTAGTGGTATCATAGTTTAAACCTGCTTGCTGGCTAGACGCAATTAAACCAGTGCCTCTGAAAATCCTTAAAGACCTGCCGACTGCTTCCATGTATCCAGATATAGAAAGTGACACTTTACAGTCTTTAGTTGCTGTAAATCGCCCATCGGAGTCTGTGTAAACCAGAATATTGTCGCCTGTTTCTACTAGATTCGCAGGAGTGCCTAGTCTTATATCTCCTGTTACTGTTGTTAAGTTAGCTACAGACGTAGCTAGTCTGAACATTTGGCCGTTTACTAAATTCTTATAAACAAAAGGATCATCGCTAAACTCCACATTATCGAATGTAACTGTAGGATGATTAATAGCATCGCTATTCTCGATATAAAATTGAACCTGATTCATTGTCGATTTAACAAAGAATGGAATATTTACTTTCTCGATTTGAGTAGTGGCAGGTAGAGGTAATCTCTCTAGCTCTATTGAATTGGTAGAGTCATAAACCACCGCATCACATCCTATACCAGTTGCTTCGTAAGTTAGGGAGACTGAGTTCTCTCGTCCCTTATTTCTATTCTCTAATTGTACTGTAGCTGTAACCTTGTCTAGTTGTGCTACTGGTATGAATTTGTAGGATTGAGTTCCCTTATGAGGGTTAGCCGCCTCTAGGGCTATTGAGCCTGAGCCAGAGTTGATAAAATCGCTTGTACCTGATTCAGCGTCTAGCACCTTATATATTGCTGAGCTACCTACTCCACTTGCTTTTGTTAGTGATGTAGGGATTGCCGTTAATAAAGCACCACTGTTTTGAAAACGTATATAGTATCGGACATAGACGTTCTTTGGACGTGCTTCATTACCCCCAGAAAAAGATGTTGAGTGTCCATCATATCTACCACCAACTCCCTCTAAGGCTGTTTGTCCTGCCGCAGGAGTGCCTCGGGTAAACAATGCGCCCATAAAGTGATTGTGTGTTTTGTTTCCGTCAGCTTGACTAGAACCTACTAAGTCTCCAGTATTGCCGCCAACATTTAAAGCTGTTCTAGATAGAGCATCAGGATCAACACCTGATCCATCATTCTGACCACGAAGAAACATACCTCTTAAATCTGGTACATTAAAATGTGTGGCATCCGCTGATCCGTAAGCAGTACCTATGGCTGCGAATAGCTCTGTATAATCAGATCGTAGGTAGCTTGTACCGTCACAATATAGGAAACCTTTAGGGGTTGTTATGTTTGCAAATGGGATTATAGCACCTACCGAGTCTGCTGTTTTAACAGGGGTTAATAGGTGTTCGGCTTCGGCTTGGGCTTTTACTGACAACGAAAAGCTGGTATTGTCAGATATAGTTTTGTTTGTAAAAACTTTTAAATAGTCCCCAACGTTAGCTTTCCACGTAAAGGAACCAAAATTATGAGAGGACGTAGTATTATTATGTATTCTTATTATTGAATCAAGATTATTTAACACGTCTATCTCGAAATAAGAGCCGCCGCTCGAAGTATACTCGTTTCCTGTAACTATATAATTACCTGCCTTAACAGCAGTTATTTTAGTAAAAGATCCTGTATTATCTAAAGATATTAAATTACCGCCAGTGTTTTGCTCTATAGTTTTATACTTAACACCCCCAGTAGTACCAGATAGCCAACCAGATAAATATATATTTTCTTCAATTAACAAATTCTTATAGACAAAAGGATCGTCATTAAACTCAAGATCATCAAACTTAATTACTGGAATATTACTAGCGTGAGTATTCTCTATTCTAACCTCAATATCAGTGGCTGTTGAAGGCACTTGATAAGGTAGATTTAATTTGCTTACAGTTGACGTAACATCAAGTTTAAGTCGTGCTAATTCCGCTGAGTTTGCAACATCAAATATTGCTACCTCTCCACCAATAACGTCCATTTCATAGGTCATTGATAGTGAATTTTCTCTAGATTTTGATCTGTTTGGTAAAGTTATTGTTCTCTTTACTGAGCCACCTACTGCACTGGCAAAGCTATAACTAGCTGTACCGCTGTGAGGGGCTACTGTTGGGAGAGTAAGTGTACCATTAACTACTGTCCAGTTAGATACTTGGTCACTGTCGGCGTTGAATAACTTATAGACTGAGCTAGTCTTACTGTTGTTTATTTCAGTAGGAGTCCCATCTATTTCAGTTACCTTTAACCCGTTAGGTGTATGTTCTACGGTTTGACCGCCTTTAAATTTAAGTTTAGATTTGAGGATCTTTACAGAATCCCCATTGAATATTGAAGCTGACATACGTTATCCTTAGTTTAGGTAATTCATGGCAATTGAGCCAGAGATTATGTTAGCACCTGTTAATGATTTTAATGATACCCTAGTTCCAGCAGGCAAGTCAATCTCAACAATTCCCCCACCTAGAGGTAGTACCATTTGTAATATTTCTGAACCAATCGCCCCAATATAAAGTCCCATATACTGGCCGATATCTTCAACGATATGTATTTTACTGGCTGCTCCAGGAGTAGATGCTATAACTTGTAGAAAAGTAGCTGTTGGAATAGGAGTTACAGCTGTATCAATTAATGGAGTAGTATTTAAAAATACAGGGCTTAAATTCTTTTGTTTTATAGGGGCTTGATCAGACGCCATTGTTACTGATAAAGAACCTGCCATTAGTCCTTGACCTAAAGTCGAAGGAAGTTTAGCACTTTGAGCAGCTAAAGTAGTTTCAGTAGCTGCTCCTGTAGGTAAAGGTAAACTAGCTGCACTTACAGGTTGAGTATCTGTTAATTTGGCTAATAATCCTAACTTGGTGTCAGCAGCGGCCAATGTAGTTTCAGTAGCTGCTCCTGTAGGTAAAGGTAAACTCGCTGCACTTACAGGTTGAGTATCTGTTAATTTAGCTAGTAAAGCTATAGCGGATTGAACCGCAGCTAAAGTAGTTTCAGTTGCTGCTCCTGTAGGTAATGGGCTTGAAGCCATACTTACAGGTTGAGTATCAGTCAATTTAGCTAGTAATCCTAACTTAGTGTCGGCAGCGGATAAAGTTGCCTCTGTTGCAGCACCAGTTGGTAGAGGTAAACTAACTGCACTTACAGGTTGAGTATCGGTTAAATTTGCTTTTAATTGTAATTCTGTCAATAAACTACTTACAGCAGTTAAAACTCCTGCATCATGGGTTAAAGCTTCAAGTGAAGCATTTACACCCATCTCATTTACACCATCACCAATTCTAGTTGAGTCGGCTGTAGCCCCTAAATGGCTTAACTGGACATTAATATTTCCTGCGGTGATACTTATTGTAGTTCCACCTGCACCAACTATCTCTACTGGCATAGCAGCATTATTAGAAGGAGTGACAGTATCCCTAGTTAGTTCTACCATTGCTCCATCTTTCTTAAAGTATAATTTACTAGGTAAAGCTAAGGTATTAGCTGGAATAGCTGTATCCTCACTAACATTAGTATCAATCGTATCTCGAAGGAAAGATTGTCTAGCTGTAGTTATCATTCCACCACTAGCATCTACTGTAGGACTTAAAGCCCTCATCAAATTAAATGTATCTGTTATTGTGGGGGTATTAGGTAAATCTGAACCTAGTTTAAAAGAGTTTGGATCTATTATTTTAAGGATCGTAGCCTCAATACCAGAATTTAAACCCGTAACAAATCTAATAATATCTCCAACTACTGCTCCATGAGCTGTTAGATTGATTATATTTTTATCTGAACCTGCTTCTATTGTTCTTACAAGAGCTACCTTATAAAAACTTTTAGGGAGTACGTCTAAACCTACCTTATCCCCTGCTATTTCTGAAACTGTTACATGTTTTCTGTTTGATATCCGTTTACTTGACGGCATCCCTTGTATTGATGACATAAATCCTCCACTCCTTTAGGGTTTCTTTGTGATTAAACTATTCTTTCTTTTACTACAATAGAGCTAGGGAATTGAACTATTCTTCTATCTGCCCCTACGTCTATTAATATTTCCATGCCTACCGTTCCTGCGGCTAATAATGATGTCTCTACATCAGATATAGTAAACGTACATTTACCTGAAGTAGCTGGAGCAGTTACTGTTCCTACTTTACTAAATCTAGATCCATCAGTGTTATCCATTTCTAAGGTTACAGTAGCTCCAGTTAGATCATAAGGATCTGCTGTTGCTGCGTCATCTAATCGGACAGTTATAGTAGTGTCCTCACCTTTAACTATGTTTACTTTTGCCATTATGCTACTACTCCTGTTATTTCTATATTTGGCTCTATTGTACCAACTATTTCTTTATTTACAATAGTCCCACTAATGTCTAGAGTTTCTACCGTTCCGAATATATCTGATCTTAGTATATTTAAAGAAGAAACCGCTATATCTAGATTAGCACTTATGATTTCTCCTATCAAGTCTCTCATATAAATCTCCTGTGAAATTGAATGTATTGAAGATAAAGTTATCCCATCTGATTCCATTACTAGTAATGAAGCTAAAACTATATTATTAGTAGGCATGGTTTTAGTGCTTTCAGCATATAGACCGTCCCCTTTATGAAATATTTCAAATCTAGATCCTATTAAAGTTCCAGTTATTGATTTTAGATCTACAAATACTCTCTTAGGCTGACTAGCAGCCCCATCCCACAATTGTAGGTTTATATTTAATGTATCTCCTAGCTTTCTAAGTATCACTTATCTAACCTTTCACCCTCATCAAGCTCTATGCTTTTCTCACAATGATCTTTCTCAAATATATCAAGAAACCTACACAATAGGCAACCCCATCGCTTATTCTTTCTCTTAGCTTTAGCAGCTCGGGAGCTTATCGTTTCATCAGGATAGCCGTTGAATATAGTATTAACTAACTGGTCAATAGATATTAATATCCTCCAGAAATACTTTGTCATAATGTCGCTAAAAAGTTTGAAATATCGGTTATAAATTCATCTAAATCTGATTGCGGTATTTCAAGGGTAGGTGTGAATGTTTGGAGGATTGATAGTACTGTCGGTAATGCTCTTGCTTTCATTAATTGAACAATCTCAACTAGTGAAGTGTTTACAGCTCTAATCTGAGCCTCGGTGTACCCTCTTTTAATATTCTTCTTTCCATATTCATCAATTAGCTTGTCAGCGAATTTAGCTATCTTTTTCATATTAATGTCAATTAAAGGGTCAGGGTCGACTATAGGAAGATTACTTATCATAGTATCTAGACGTAGAGCTTCGCTGCCTGTTAGAGCATTGTTAAACTCGATTGTTATTTTATCCGCTCCCTCAAGGGAAACTAGTTTTAAATTATTGCTAAATGGTATGTCCGCGAGCATAGCGTTCTTGATCGTTTTATGATGAAGTGCCTTCGTGTAATTATAAATCATTTCACTCTCCATATCTCAAAGTAAGCATTATGTATTGTTACAGTATCAGCTATATCATCGCAATTAGCTTTTAGTTCTAATGTATGTACCCCTTGAATATTATCAAGATAAAGGAATGAGCCAATATGGGCAATGTCAAATACATTCTTTGTTTCCATAGTTATATCTGTTGTGTTATGCCTGATAGCGTTGTCATATACTGCAAAATGAGCAGCGTTACCATTAACATCGTCATAGCTCCATGAAAAATTGTAACCTACTCTATAAGTTCCAATCGGTAAGTTTGGAGTGACCAAAGTTATGTAGGTAGTCGGAGTCAATGTAGATAGCTGCATCTGAACAACGTTTTCGGTGTCCTGTTGTTGGCTTCCAAAAATACTTTGGCCGCCTATTTTAGACTCTAGACCATTTTCGTCTAGCATGTAAAATCCGTCTGCCTTAGGATAGAATTTGTAGTATCCTACCGCTGGAGATGTCGGCTTTGTTTGCACCGGCTGATTAATCGCTGCCATTAAATAACTCCTAAGTTTCCGTTAATTGTTAGTTCTGCGTTTATGTGTAGTTCACCTGTCACTACATAACTCTTGTCAGTAGCTATTATCTTAGATGAACTTATTATATTGTCAGGTAAAGGATCTCCACCTGTCGAGGCTTCAACAATAGCAGACTGAACGTCATTAGAAGTCCAGCCTGCCACATTAAATTTTACTTCATTTGCAAGTAATTCCCTAAGTTTATTGAAAACTTTAACACCGTTAACTTCTCCGAATATTATCTTAGGGAACATTGTTTACCTTACAGCTTGTATTTATGAGCAATTTCTACGTGAATTTGTCCTGCACCTGTGTACTCTCCAACTTCCCAAACATTAGCTCCTGCTCCTGTTGGCTCGATAGTTGAAAGACCAGTTCCTGTCCAAAATACTACGTCGTTAACAAGAGGAGTTCCTGCAATTGTTAATCCTGCAAGCTTAGTATCGTTTGAAAGAACATGAACATTAGCTCCTGCAATTGCTGTATTAAGAGCAATTCCAAGAATTCTAAAATCACTTGTTAAAGAACTAAGTGGAGAAACCTTACCTGCACTTGAGATATAAACAAGATCGCCTTTTGTAACACCTGCTGTATCGGCAAGATAATCAGAACCAACCTCATTAAACTTTTGACCAATCTCTTGAAGAGCTGCTTCCATGTTTGATCCAACATAATAACCACCAGCATCCTCGATACCTAAAATAGAAGCACCTTTACCAGTTAAGTTAGAAGCCAAGTCACTTGCTTTGATTGCTTTTGCATCATTAAAAAGAGTTGAAAAATCAAGATCAATGTTTCCAGCATTATTAATAACACCAAGACCAACAAAGTCAGCAACGTTAACATGCATTGAATTTCCAGTAAGAGCCAAACCTCCAGCTGCTAAAATATCAGCTTGAATATCAACACCAACTTTCTTAGCACCTAAAGACGCTGTTGTGCTTTCAAAGTTCTTGATTGACCAAGAAGCACCCCCATACTGATAAACACCAGTTGAGTTTGCTACTGAACCAACTTTCATTCCAGTAGAAGGAATCGTATAAGTCCATCCTGTTCCGTTCCACTCTGCAATTTGGTTATCTTTACCAGCCCAAACACCTGCACCAACGCCATTAATTAAATAACGATCTCCTGTGGCTGGAGTTAAAGCACTAGGATTAAGAATCGTTGTGTCGATTACTTCGTTTTGCCAAGAGTTACCAAGGGCTAAATCGTCAACATACTTCTTATCAACTAATTCAAAAGGAGCTGAAAAAATAGGATGTGAAGAGTAAGCAACTTTAGCTGAATAAGCTCTTGAACCATCTACTAATGAATATTGAGTATGATCATCATTTAAAAGACCAGTAATATTTGCGTGAGCAATATCAGCGTCATTAATCATAGAAGCATCAATGTTTCCAGCTGCATCCAATAAAACAGGGAGCCCTGCTGAACCAACACCTGCACTTAATGCAATAAATTGTGATTGTTGAAAATACCGAGCGTCACCACGAGCATTGTCATGATACTGAGGGTGAGAGTCAACACCTAAGTTTAATAACTGACTGTGATCAATTACCGTTTGGTCAATCAGACTACCGCCTAATTTACCTGAAGCATCTAACTTTACAGGTTTACCTGCATCAGCTGCTCCTGCTGAGACGCTGATTAGATCAGCACTCTCTACTGCTAAAGACTTGCTTTTAAGTCCTGTCGCTGTGTAATAAAGAAATTCCTTAGCCATTTAATCCTCCTTGATTAAACCTGTCTTAGGGTCAAATCCCCAAAGTCCAGAAATATTATGTCTACTCTTAATTGAGTCCACAAATTCGCTTCTAGCCGTAGCCATAGTTTCTAAGTCAGAGCTTTTAGCCATAACAACATCACCTATTTTATCTACCTGACTTGCTTTTAGTTTACACTCTAACTCTAATAATTTCAACTCTAACTGAGTATAAGCACTTTGTAGATTTAAGAATTTTAGCTCTAAACTAGCGTATTTTCTCTTTTCATCATCAACCCTAATCTTTAATAGCTCAGGAGGTGTCAATTTTTTGACACTAACCTTTTTTGTTGATTTTTTCTCTACTTTTTTTGTTTGTTTTTTAGCCATTTTGCCCCCTAATTTTGTGTAGGATCTGAACCTACTATTACTAATAATTTATCCGCTGAAAACGGTTTACCTATATATTGTCTAATTGTCCCAGGTGAGGTAGGAGGAATATCAGTTATCTCTCCTGCTATTGTATCACTTAGGAAATATTGTTTTGTTACATTCAACCCTGCAAATATTGCCGACGTATGGCCGTTTACTCGTATATTACAAGTTGTGGTAGTAGGCTTTGACTCTACTATACCTATTACATTTGAGTTTAAAGCATTATCCGCTTTAGCATTAAAAGCTGTACCGCCAGAGGTCATTCTTACGGCAGCTTTTACAAATACTGAAACATCACAAGGTACATTCTTTAATACTACATTAGCAGGAGCTAGTAGATCTATGTCTACCAGTTGAGGTATACCGTCTGTTAGAACCCTAACTTTTGTTACCATTATATAATTTCCTGTGGAGTTGTAAAACTTACAAACATTGACCCTGCCCCCAGAGATTTACCTACTTCTACGTGGAATTGTCCTGATACAGAAGTAGCTATATTTGTAATTGTAGAACTTGATGATAGGAATAGCAAGTCGTTTAAAGGGAAGTTTAACCCTGGATCGTCTAGAACTCCAAATAAAAGAATATCTACTTTGTTACCAGCTACCGCTTGATTCAAAGCTATACCTATAGATGTAGCATTAGCATAACTACTAAAATCAGCTCTTGAGCAATGAGTATTCGAGTCTAGCTTTATAACATCTAGTTTAGATATAGTAGATGAGGCAGTTAAGCTAAGTTGAAGCTTAACTGCACCAGATTGAGGTACTGGAAAATTGACTGCCATACGTACCTCACTTTAGAAATTTATTAATAAAAATTACTCCTAGAGACACTAATCCACTAATGAATATAGATATTCCCGCACTTTTAATCTCTAATTTACGTACTCTGTCATCAATCTTATCTACTTTTTTAATTATGTAGTTTAGTTTAAAATCTGACATGTCGATACCTAAATATCGTATCTAGCGTCAGAACCTTTTACACATAATGAAAAAATTGCATCAGTTGCAATAGCAGCTAAATCAGTACATTGCACTGTAATTCTATCATAAGCTACCGCTACTACTGATAATGCAGTACTTGCTGTTAGCATACCGTGTCCACCTAATTGACAAGATCTGCTAAACGGTCGTTTAAAGATAATTGTGTAATGTCCTACACCTAGGTCAATTATTTGTTTAATTTGAAATCTATCAAATCCTGAAACTACTGGAGTTACAGAAACTCCATCAATAACAAAATTTAATTCTCTCATTTTGATCTGTGCTGTTTTAATAGATCTTTTTGCTTCTAAAGACATTATGTCCTCCTGTTATAACCCTTTCGAGGGGTATTAATATACTAAAAAGAGGGAAGCGTCCTTGCTTCCCTCTTAGAAATCTTAGACTGCTAGTCCAGATAAAACTCCATGGGCAGTTGGAGTAATAAAGTTTTCAAAATACCCACCATATCTTGCTTCATAAGAATCAAGTTTATCTTTTCTTAAGAATACAGTTCCATCATCATCAAACCAACCAAAGTCAGGTCTCATGTGACACTCAATATAGTTATCATTTAAGAAATAAATTCTATCTTTAGGACAAAATCTATCAGTAAAGATACCAATTGGGCCTCTTGTGGACATGAACTCAATACCTTGAAAACTAAGGTTTTCTTTGATATTTCTGTTTGGTAATGGATAACGTTTATGGTCTTCCATAAGAGCAAGAATATTTCTAAATTGCTCATAAGAAACCATAATCATATTAGGTGCTTTACCGAATTTCTTCTCAACATCTAACATTACTTGATTCATAAGATCTACAGTGATACCTGCTCCTGCTGCATTTACTTGATGAGCTTGCCATCGTCTTTGAACAGGGATTCCATAAAGACTACCAGTAGTAGCATCTAAAACACCTTTAAGACCTTGAGGATCATTATTATAAGAATTTTGCATTGCAAGTTGATCAGTTGCAATAGCAGGCCCAACACCAGCTAAAGCTGCAAGTCGTGCGGAAGTACCAACTAATCCAATTTGTTTTAATGCAACATTAACAGAAACAATCTCTAAAAGAGTTGTTTCTACAGCTCCAGCAACTACCATATTAACATAATCTTTTTCTTCAAAATTAGCTTCGTTAAAAGTAGCATCCATAGTCATAAGATATGGAGAAGCAATAGTTCCTAATCCTGTTACATTTGTAGCAGCATCACCTGAACCAAGAATACCTGAACCATCTCCAAAAAGGATACGAGAGTTATTTCTCATAAATGACTCTACTGTTTTCTTAACAGTTTCTTTTGTAGCTTGAACAAATGCTCCTGCATTGTTAGCAGACGCTTTGATTGACTCACGCTCAATTTGACAAGTAGCATATACTCGTTTTGATGTGATTACAGCTCCTTCATAACGTCCAGAGTTGGAAGTTGGTAAAATACCAGAACCAACACCACCACTAAAAGATAGCGGAGTACTTACAAAACGTTGTTTACCAGTAAAATCATATCGTTTCTTGATACGTCCTGCTAATACGTTTGCACTGTTGAACATGTTTTCAGACTTTTTATAGTAGTTAATCTTAAAAAGATTCGTCTGATCTACTAGATTAAATTCAGCCATTTTAAAACTCCTTTATTTAGCTTGCATAATATTCATCAAAATCATCAAAGCTCTCTACGCGACCTTCGCCACGATCTTTGTATTTTGATGGGCTTTTCTTTACCTCTACTTTCTTAGAGGTCTTTTTTGTTAAAGATTCTAATTCCTTAGTATCTCCAAACTCTTCTTCTAATATTGCTTTTGCTTCTTCGATGGATAAGTCCCCACTTCTCATAGCTACAGCAATTTCAGATACAACATCGTCGATCTCATTTTCATCTATAGAGTCGGTATATTGATCAATTAATCCTTCAGCAGCTTCTAGATGTGGACGTATAGTCGCATAATCTATAACTTTTTCAGGAGTTAGATTGTCATAACCTAATCTCTCTAGTTCTTCATGAGCTTCAACAAAACTATCTTCACTGACACCTTGAGCTTCCCTCAAACTATCTACTTTATCTCGGAGCTGAATTTCTTCTTGCTCTTGCCGAGACTTAGCCGATGAGGACTCGGAACGTCTTTTTAGATATTCAAGTTCTTGATTCTTCCAGTAAAGCTCTCTTTCAACCTCATCCATTCCCTGAAGGGCTTCTAATTGCTCTAGCTGAGTATCAATAACTCGTTTCTTAAATTGTAACGTATCTCTCCCAGTCGTGTCAAGTAGATACTCTAGAGCATCCATAGGATTAGCATCTTTATCCTCTAAAATCCCTACTATCTTTTGGATATGCCCCTTTAAAAAATCTACTTCTCCAGTTAACTGGTTATTTTTAGCTTCAAATTCTTTCTTTTCTTCGCCAAGTTTAGAGTATTCTTGATCCCAATTCTTTTGACCTGAGTAGTTATTTATTAAGTCTTGGACTTTAACAATCTCATTCTTACCTTTAACTCGTACTTTAATCTCTGCTTCAACAGGGATACCGAACTCATCTTCTCCGAGCTTTCCTTTAATTTCTTTACTTTTTTTAACTTCAGGTTTCTCTTCTCTGCTTTCTTCCTTCTCTTCTTCCTTTCCTTCTTCTTCTTTTCCCTTATCTCCGTCAGTTCCTTCTTCGTCTTTCTTCTCTTCCTTGTCCTTCTCGTCGGATTTACTCTTAGCATCTTCATCATCCTGATCATCTAAAAGGTTAACTTGACTATCGTCATCTAATTTAGTGTCTTTTTTCTCTTCCTCTTCAGGTGTTTCAGATTTAGGATTATCAAAAGTATCCATGCCTGAAGCATCTCCCGTTTGGTCGTCTCCACTTGTAGGTACTTCTAGTACCTCTTTACTATCAAAAGTTTCTAACTCATCATCCATACTGCCCTCCTATGGTGTTATTTAGTTTCTGTATTATTTTTTACAATATTTTCTGCTTTAGATAAATCTATGGGAGAACCCCCAGATTGTTGTGGTGCTCCTCCTCCTTGTGCCCCCATAGCTGGTAGTTGAGGCGGCATTGGCGGAACTTCAAAGAATACTGGATAGTTTTCTAGCTGAGCTAGTTTCATAGCAAAATTCATATTCTTTTTACTTCTAGCAAACATTAAAAACTCTATTTGCTTGATATGTTCTTCCATTCTAGATTGAATTTCTTTAGGAACTTTATTCTTGAAGCTAAATTCCTGAATAGCCCTCATAAATATTCTATAATGAACTAAAAGATTGTCATATGGTTTCGGCTCTTCTACTTCTTTCCCTTCTAATAGTCTTTGAAGAGTAGTTTTAGCTGCTGTTACAGCTACAGTAGCTTCATCCTTAAATGAGTCTTCCATTCCTAGGTCTAATAGTTGGATTATCTCTTCTTTTCTAAAAATAGGATCTGTTTGAGTCGCCGTATTTAAATCAATAATCGCGGAGATCTTACCTGTCTTAGTATCGGGTAAAGCTGGCGAGTTTTGAAGCTGAACATCATAAATTTCAGCAAAATTAGCATCTTCTATTGAGTCTATAAGATATTCGTTGTTCTTACCTAGTATTCTAGCTGTTCTTCCATCACCTTCTTCATAGTACTGGCCCATCAATGACAACATTTGCTTATAAACCTTAAGTATTCCCTTTTTTCTCTTCCTTTCCTGGACGATAGTACGTTGATACTCTTGTTCATCTAAGAAACGTAGAGCGGAATTAGCTGTTACACCTTGAGGAACTTCTCCTCTACTAATATCATATACTCCAGATAATTGATTCATATGTTTCTGAAGTCTATCTTGAACTTCAAACGCTTGGTTTGATGTTGGTTTAGATGAAACTAGTTGTGGGGCTACCGGCCCTTTAAATTCTACAATAGTGAACTCATTGCTTAGGTCATGTATATCACAAGCCCCTTTTGGCATCATCCATTTAGGTGCTGAGCCTATAGAATAGTCTCTAGCAATAGCCGATTGAACATTATTATACATTCTTTGCATCTGTTCTATTAGATAATAGAAAGATCTACCCCAAAACTCACCGTATACATCAATATCTGTGTCTGGTACTACTGGTAATTCACCATGATCATAAGGAAGGTTATCCCATTCAAGAATAACATCATCAGTATGTATAATTTTTGCTCCCTCAGGGAGATATTTAGTCTTTCTATGGTATAAAGTACGCACAAGGATAAGATCGGCAGGGCGAGTAAGGTCAGTCGATTCGAAATTATAATACTCCCTCCTATTTTGTTTGATATCCTCAGCTTTATCGGGATAATCCGCTTTTAGTTTATCTATATGAACCCAGTCCGTACGGATAATAAAGTCCATATCCTCCCATTTAGTTTTCCCTAGTTCCACGAAAACTCTGTCAGGGCCTAATACGTCAATACAAACATCTCCTATTCTTACCTCAGAGTCAACATATTTACCCTTAACCTTCTTCCCTTCCTTAACTACAGGGATTTTACCCTTATACTTCTTCTTCATCTTTTCATAAGCTGGAGAAAGAGGGCCCTCATTCTTATCCCATTCTATAAACCTAAAAGAATGACCAAAGATTAACTTAATTCTATCAGATTTTTGCTGTAATTGCTCAAAATCTATCTTTTCTTTACGTGTATCAAGCAATTTCTTGCAAGCTTTTGCGTTATTTATGTCAGATTGCTCATCATTATTAGGCATTAATGTTACACTAACTCCTAATCTAGCCATCTGTGCTACTTTTGCTTCAGTTAGATCGTGTGCAAAGTTTACTACCATTCTAGGCTTTCTTTGAGTATAGTTAGTTTGTCTATCTATATCTCTAGTATCGTAATATCTCCAGTGAATACCCTTAAATATAGCTTGGTAACGTCTATAGGTATTTAATCTAGAGTAGGACGTCTGCTCAATTGTATCAAAATACTGAGATAACCATTTTAATGTTTCCTTATCATCCTTAGGATTCTCCCTAAACTGAAAAGGCTTCATTTCTAAGGCATTAGCCTGGTGTTCTGTGGAATAAAAATCGTCAAAACTTTCTATAGTACTCATATTTACCCTTTCTCTATTTTTCTCTATTTTTCTCTATTTTTTTGCTTTTTGCAATCTAGCTCTTAATTTAGATAGTTGTAGCTTCCTTTTAGCAGCTTCTACTTTAGTCAATCCAGACTCAATATTATTTATAATGGCCGACTCTACATACTTCTTCCCTAAACCACCACTCTTTCTATACTTTAAAAGTCTAGCTAATCTTTTATCTGATTCAGTTCTAATATCCACTTAATTCTCCTAAGTTACACAAATTCATGTTCAATATCAGGATACATTGTTTTCTTCATTTTCTCAACTAAGTCCTTACCAGTCAAACCTTCCTCAGCTTCAGGAATAGGCTGCCATTGTATTTGATGGGTTGATTTTTCCATTCCAACTACCTTAGCATAGGCTAAAATAGAGAAAATTGCTGTGATTGAGGTTAGTATAATACTAACTAAACTTAAAATAACTGCCCAATTATTCATAAAATTCTCCTAATATGGCACTCGCTCCGAGGATCGAACTCGGCTCTCCTGCGTGACAGGCAGGTATCTTCACCCTGTAGACCTAGCGAGTATTATTCGTAATATCCATTTTTTATTTATTCTTGGTTTTTACCTTCTACATTTCTTTTAATTCTGTCTTGTGTTCTTTTTTCCTGCCACATTAATGCTTCCTCTAATTTAGTAATAGTTATAGCATTTTCTCTGCAAGGTAATTTAGCATTAAGGTATTTCAGTATTTGTAATCCAGCACCAACCAATTCTGTAAATTGTGCATTTCTTAGATCACCCCCTTCTGAAACAGATTTTGTCATCATCTTAAAGGAAATCATATCCTTTTCGTGGTCAATACAGATAGGAAACTCGTCCCTCATAGAGTCAAAACTTTCCCAGTCTACCTCTCCAGAAAAGGGAGTAGGTCTTTCCTCATCAGTTATTACTTTTTTTCCATTAATTTCTTTTACATCTTTTAAACTGTTAATCATAATAATCCCTTATCTGTTCATAGAAGGGGTCCTTTTCCCTTCTAAATTTAGTAATATCTCCTTCAATAGTATGAAACCTCCTGCTATCATCAGTCAACTTAATTCTTTGAGGTACATGGGTATAGAAAGCAGCGGCTAACATATACCTCAGACAGTCAATAAGGTGGTCATTCTCCTTAGGAATATTACCTTTCTCATCAGTACGATAGTACTTCATTTCCCAAATTACCTTGGGGCAGTTATCAGATATAACAATAAAATTGTAAAGAAGCATATCTTTAATACAGTTAAGACGACTCTCCTTTCCATGTTCACCTTTCTTCTTAACGTCCTTCATACAAGGCTCTAAGTTATAGTCAAACTGAAACTGAACTTCATTTTGAAACCAAGTTGCTGCATTATCATACACCATCCTTATATCTTCAGTTAACACGCCATATCCTTGAACCATATCCAATGCTCTTTGAAAGATAACTGAAGTAGACATTAGAGCTTTTTTAGTCTCATATATCTCCTCCAATAACACCGTTTGTTTAGTTAACCTATTTATAGCTCCAAATAATACACCAAAACAGCTGACGGAAGCAGGGTCAAATACAAGATAAAAATCCCAAGATTTGTGATGTTTAAGAACTATCTCCTTTAACTCACAATGAGGTCTAACATGTTCAGTGAAAGTTAATCCTCGTTCAGGCTCAGGGAATTTTAACATAGGAAAAATAGCTCTACTCCCACTAAGCACTCTTTGAGCCATATACTCTCTAAGCCAAACGTCCTCTCTACCCCTATCAATTAGTTCCTGCCTCTTCTTATCTAGCCAAGCCTTAGAAATATGAGGATTACAATAAGAACTCATATTAAAATAAGAACTATTCTTATCCTTAAAACAATAATCAGCTAGTTCAATAAACTGAGGGGCATTGTCCTCGTCTCCCTCTGGAGGAGTCCCGACAATAACTAAAGGCGCATTGAAAGTAGCTAGATTGGGATCCATTGCATCATGAAACTTAGGATGATGATCTTTCCACTCATCATAAACAATAATATGAGGATTCACACCTCTATAAGCTTCATATTGATCAGCCCCATCTAACTTTATAAAGCTTCCATTTCCGAAACGTATCCTCATTTCGGTATTATTAATGGAAACACCATACTTTTCCTTCATTTCCTCATATATTTTAGCCGAATCTTCCCTATTAAACCCAGTTGGGCTTACTCCTGTTACAGGATCAATATTAGGAAAGAAGAAGTTTTGTAACCTATTGTTAGCCCACACTAATTCCTTAGCCTGCTTTTGATATGGGGCTATATAGTAACAAGCACTATTAGGGTGTAATAGTGCAAACCTATAAAGTATATAAGTCAAGAAATCTGTTTTGCCAAACTTACGACCACACTCTAAGAATATTTTCTCAGAACCCTTAGAAAAAAGTCCATTCTTAACCTTAGCTTGAGAATCGTGCGGTTTCCAGCACATTTCTAAATCTAAGATAAGATCTGACTCATATATAAGAGCCTTTTCTTGGTCACTAGTTAAGTTTAGATTTCCTTGTATAGCTTTTCTCCAGTTTTAACGCAAAACCCTAAAAATACCTTTTCCTTTTTAGCTGGTTTTTTGTCAATCTTTTCTTTTGGCTTACTTTTCTTAACTGGTTGTTTCTTCTCTTCACTCATAATTTTCTCCTTATTACTGTTATACAAAATTATTAAACTGTGTTTCCCATTTGTCAACTAAGATCTCCTACGGTAAAAAATAGCAAAAATTCGTATGTGTTTCCCATTTGTCAACTAAGATCTCCCATGGTAAAAAATAGCAAAAATTCGTATGAGGGACATGTAAACATAAATCCCTTTTTCACTCCTTGTAGGGGGGTATCTACAGCATCAACCTATCAACACACTACGTCAACCTATAGCCCATCAATACACTACGTCAACACACTACGTCAACCTACACTCTTACTCTCCTAACTCCTTGTAATCATTAGAGTCTAGCTCTATGTCTTCACCTTCACTTGCATCCTTACTAAGGATAGCTAGGCGTTCACTTATGCTTAGTGCCCTATCTCTTTGAGTTATAGTTATATTCACCTCTTTAGTATCAGTATCTTTATATGTATTCGGCTCATACTTAGATGCTAACATTTGTAAAGCTTTGATTGATGGTAGAACTTGCTTCTTTATAATACTCTTCTTTATATACTCTCCTGTCTCTTCATTCTTAGTAAGAGTTTCTATCTTTTCTTCTAAAGTCTCTGAACCTTTAGCCAATTTATCAAGACTTTTACTAATAAGATTCTTATAATGTAACGACTTAGCAGCGCAATACTTTCTATTAAAAGTAGGATCTAACTTTGCCCATCGGCTAACGCTGCTACTATTAACACCAACAAGAGCAGCTGCTTCAGTAACAGTATACCCTTCAATAATATACTTCAAAACAAGAGCTTGATTCTTCAACTTATTATAAGTCTGTCTACTCATTGTTGATAATTTGCCTTTTTTGCCCATATATTAACCCGCTCTAATGATATTCCTTAAAATTTCCTCGTGTCAAAATCCCGACACCTTCAAACCTCATAATATCCTAATATCCTTAGACATGTCAAACTATTGACAACGCCATGTCAAAACTATGACCCCTCATCTACCTAACTACCTAAAATCTCACTGTATATCCTCAATAAAACTTGGCATAGAGAGTGCATATAGATTAGTAAGATTAATATCAACTAATAGGAGAACAAAATGAAAGACGAAACGTATGAGGGGTATGCTAACTATCAAACTTGGAACGTATCACTATGGGTTAAGAACGATGAAATGCTTAACTCGGTAGCTCGGGAAGCTAAAGACTACAACGACTTCACTGATATAGCTAAGTATCTAGGTATAACTAAAACACCAGATGATATTTCTTTCACTTCATTTAAGCTAGATACCTCAGCACTTGATGAACTAATACGAGATACAAATGAGTAAATATAAATACCTATCACTACCTAAACTCATAGAAATACGAGACAATCCGACTCAAATGATCTATGAAGATAAGTATTGTGATGTCCAGGACGAAATAAACCAAGAGATAGAAATCAAGCTTGAAAAGCTACTAGATAAAGAAGTTAAAGCTAAAGAGCTGTTCTCCCTGGAATATCCTTACCTTCTTCGATCAGGTAAAGAAATAGAATACATTAAAGAATATAAATATGAATACTATCTTGGAGAGCAATGCTTAGGAGATATTTTCTCTATGCACGTATTAATAAATAAACTTAACGACATATATAATATGTCCGTAACAATAGAGGAGAATTAAAATGAAAGATAAAACAGAAATATTAATACTAGACTGGACAGGTGCAACTCTCTATGAAGGCAGCTATAAAAATGAATCTGAAATAAACAAGGTTTTGGATGCAAATAGATGCAATTGTGAAAACGATATGACTGCACTTGAGCATGAAATAATGATTTGTCCAAATTGCAACGATACTGGATATTTAGGAGATATTGAAATTTACTGGAAATATCCAGAGCTACAAGATAAAGAAAGTAATGTATTTGACTATATCAACTATTAAAAAAAAAGGAGAATTAAAATGAAAGATAATAGCACTATATACATAGCCCTTGACGATAACAATAAAGTACCTTTTACCGCTTACTCAAACCCTATAGCTCTTCTTCACTCACTGCTTGAAGAAATACAAGAAAACGATATGTCCTTACTAAAAATAGAACATCAGGACAATATACTAGAAGAGTTGTGTAAGCTTGGAGAATATCACTTAATAACAGATGACTATATTTACCACATCTATAAGCTTAAACTAGAAGACTCAAACATGATAACCTCATCATCCTACTGTAATGGTAGATGGTAACACTCTCTATTAATATTAATAGAAACTAACCTAGGGACAAATAACCATCATCCAGCATCCTAATAAGATCCTCGGCAAGTATTGTGACCTTCCACTGCTCGCCGTTTCTTCTATGCCAAACGCTAGCTATTTGTCCCTTATTCATATCCTCAACACATTTCATCAAAGCTTTATCAATATTCAACGCCTGGACTCTTTTACACTCAATAGATAACCTACTAAGTTTCTCACAAATAACGTCTTGGTCGCCATTGGCCCCACAAAACTGTTGACCTCTCCTAGCCTCATAACCTCTCTCACTTAAGAACTTTGCTAGCTCCCTCTCTCCACTAGCTCCCTTAGCTCTACTATTTATTCTCTTAACCTTAGACTTAACCTTAGATTTAATTTTTTTTTTATCCATAATATTAATCCTTTGCATAGTTGACATAGTTACAAGATTAGATTAGTATTTATCTTATGAGTATGTCTAATACAAATACATTTCACAACAATTCTAATAGCAATACTGCTATACTTAACACTACTAAAAGTGTAAATCAAAGTATAGCGCGAATTGCATTTTTGCCTAAATATAGCAGTATTGAAATCAAAGAAGGCTTCTTTCTACTTTCCCTGCAATGTAGGTAAAAGTTCAAAATATCGCTATACTTTAAGCGTATACTATGCCCAAAATTCTAACAAGTATAGCACTATTATCATCTAACCTATCGTAATTATTCTATTTATCACTTTTATTTAAGTATAGCACTATTTTAGTGTTGACCTATGGTATACTTAGGAATAGGGTAAATACATGAAAAACATCAAAAAGCCAGCTACAAACGAGATTTATTTAAGAGCCAAAAACGAACGTTTTTACGAAGTGTCAAATCTGGGTAATATTCGCAAGTATAGCACAAAAACACCTGTAAAAACTCACCTAGATTCTAAGGGATTTATCAAGTTCCATTGTAAAACAGGTAACTATTATAATAGTAAATTTACTACTAAGTATGTCCATAGATTAGTAGCTGAATTGTTTTGTCCTAATCCTATGGAGTTTAAAAGAGTTATTTTCCTTGATGGGAATAAACATAACATAACATCAACTAATTTAGAATGGAGGTAAGTAATGAGTAAAAGTAACGCACAAATACTAGGATTTAGTTTTAGTTTATTGACTGGCTTAATGTTTTCAGTAATAGCTACTACTAAAAAGATTGACCGATTAGAGAAAACAGTAATAATAAGAGAAAATCAAGCTATGTTAATCCAGGCGGATCTGAGAGATGTTCAGTTAAAACTAGACAGACTATTTCATTGTGACGCTAACGACGATTGTAAACTTGTTAGGGAAGGTGTTTTTAATTATTTAGATATGAACTTGTGGGAGAAAGAGAGATGAGAACACGAGAAGAGATTGAAAAGATAAAAGAGAAAGGACTATATCACTTAGAAACATCATCGGGGCTTTGTAGTGTTATAGCAAGTTTAGGATGGGGTGGATATATCTCTAGATCAGAAAAAACCCTGTTAATGGTTGAAATCAAAAAAATGTCTAAGATACAAGAAAACAAAAACAGAAAAGAATCTTTCTTTTTAGGCAAGGCATATGGAAAAAAAGAAATTAGGTCATACATATTTTTATTAGCAATTGAGAAACTATATTCAGAGAGGGAATTATGAAAGCTTATTATAGACTGACCTTATTAAACCTAAGTGATGAAAGCACAGAGTTTAATCAAGTTTTTAGTTGTGCGGCTTCAAAAGACACAGGGCTAAAGGTTGGTGACATAATAAAAGTGAAAGCTTTTAATGATAAATATAAAATATTAAATATAGAGAAAGTACCTAATCCTGCTTTAATAACTTTAGAGTAAGTAGGTGCATATAAACCAGAAGGTTACAACTAGTGGAAGGAGTAAATTATGAGCAAGATATTAAACAACAAAGAGGCGTTACTAGCTATACTAGACAGAAAAACTATTAAGACCCCTGATAATATATATTTTAAATACTCAGATAATGAAGTTTTAGCTAAATATACTGGCAGAATGACTCGGGAGAGAGCTTTTTCAATGAATAGTTTTGGTGAGTTTGTGGTAGTAGAGCCAGAACGTGAAACCATTACATTTTACGAGCATATTTGTGATCGTGGGCACATAATATTTTTAACAGAAGATAATGAATATTTATCTTTTTATAGGCCAAATAATGTTTTAAATGAAATTTCTTATTCTGAAAAATGCCGCAAACTCTATCGCAATGGTATATGTCAAGAGGTTAAGGTTTACGCTGACACTTTAGAATATGTACAGGAGGGAGAATGAAAGAAAAAAAAGAACTTCTAAAGCATATACATGAGCTTATTTATCTATGTAATAAAGGAGAGTTTGGTTGGGAGAATAGAGAGTTTAAAACTTTTAATAACCTAGTTTTAAAATACGATTACGATAAAGATATAGATATATATTGTTTGTACGATATTTATAAAAAACAAAAAGATGAAATTAAACAACTAAAAATAGAGGTTTCGGCAGAAAAGGAAATAAGCTTTAAGAATAGCGAAGCAATAGGAGTTTATTATAAGAAGTGTGAAAAGCTCGAAGCCGACCTAAAACGTGAACAATCTTGTGTTGATTATTATGCAGATACAAATCATTGGGATAAGAATATTGGTTATAGATGTCTAAATTACACTGACTATAATGTTATACTAGGTGAAGATTTAAGCAGTTATAATAGTAATGATGAGGGTTATGGCGGTGAAAAGGCAAGAAAAACACAACAACAAAGGGTAAAGGAAGAGGAATAAATATGACTAAAAAAGAACTAATAGATAAACTATCAAAAGAAATAACTAAAACATCTTCTTTCTATGTGTATAAGGGTACTAAGAAAGCTATAAAACAAGATTTTAACATATTTAAAGTGTTTAATATAACATTTGAAGGTATAGGAAAGTTATCTAAGGGAGCCCTTCTAGACTTATCGGATGAGATCCTGGAGAAGGTTAATAGTACCGATGGCGTGGAGGTAACTAGTTACACCGAGCAATTGAACGCTGGGAGTAAGGAAAATACTATAATTTATCAACTACACTCAGATATAAACGTTAAACTTATGTTTGATTTAGTTAATAGGGAGATAATGGATACCGACCCTAGAGTTATACTATATAAAAAGCCAGTGAAAGAGAGAGAGTTTATTTTAAAAAACATGCTCCTGGCAGACACTACTTTTAACCCTTATGATCCTTCTCCAGTTATAAAAGTTATGAGTGAGGCACTTACCGTACCTATTTATAACCTAAACACCTACAGACCTCCTAAATGGCAACTAGCGTACCCAAAAGGAATAGAGGGAGGAATACCTAAACTACTAACTAGATTAATAGAGTTTTTAATACCTATACCACAAGAAAGAGAATATTTGTATAGCTGGATAGGTCATTCAATAGTAAATAGGCATCAATCTTATTTACACCTAAGAGGAGCTAGAGGAGATGGGAAGACAATACTAGCTAAAGTAATAGGAGCTATAACTGGATACGCCTACCTAGCTAGAGATGGGGTATGTTCTGATGGATTTAATGCTGATATTAGAGGAAAGAGATTAGTTATTATAGATGATGACTCCTTTATAGGAACTAGAGAGGGTAATATATTCAGGAAGAGCTTAAATAATAATATTGTAACCTTAAATGAAAAGCACTTTCAGACTAAAAACTCAGAGAAACAATATGCATCTTATATTATATGCTCAAACCCATCAGATCCTTTTTACTCGACTCATGATGAGAGAAAAATGGTAGTTCTAACGCTTAATGAAGAAAATGCAAATACTGCTTTTAGTACAAAAGAACTAAATTTCTTAGATAGTTTGATGAAAGTAGATGAGTCAGAACATTCAGAAAAGGAAATAGAGTTCTTAGCTAGATCTGGCCATTTCTTTTTAGAGTACCATAAACAAGATGATCTACCAGCTACATTTAATTACCTAGGAGGAGAGTTCTGGGATGACGTACTTAAGTCATTAGGAGCTTTCAAAAAGCTAACAGTTGAAACGCTTATAAGCGGAGATAAAAATGAATATACTTATGACTCAATAAGCTATGAGTTTGATAATATTAAGGACTCTAGGCAAAAGACTGTTAAATTTACTAATCTAGTTAAATTCTTATCTAATGATTTTACTTATAAGGGAGATAAATTATTAGAATCCTTCAGTAAGGAAGAAAAAAAATTATTTCCAATAGACAAATATAAGTCAGTTAACTTAGCATTTAGTGAGGAAGAGGAGTTTAATTTATGAAAAGTATATACAGATCAAACTTAGCTGATGTTATTATAGAAGAAGATAATGACTATAAGGTTAAAGGAAATATCAATAGAGTTTTAGAAGGGCTTACTATGGAGGAACTACTCCAGGAAGTGGATAAAGAGATACATGCTCTAAAGGGATTTAAAGCTGCTTTATTGAAGAAAGTAACAAGGGACTTGTAGATGATTGATATTTATAAATTTTTATTTAAACTAGGAGCTATCAAGGAGGCTACTTTGAACAAAAAACTATATTTAAAAAGGATTAATACAGCCTTAGCTAGGATAGCAGATCTTGAAGAGAAGATTAGACTAGTTAAATTAAATAAACGCCCTAGAGCATTAAAGGTAAGTAATATTGATGATGAGATTAAATTTATAAGAGGTTTAGTTGAAGCAAATAGGGCTATGGTAAAGATCTTGATGTATAAAACGGAAGGTTTATGAGAGAAGTAGTATTCCAGGTACTTGTATCACTAATAGCATTACTAATATTAATAACATTTAAAGAACTACGAGGAAAGAAATGACTAGTGCAGTATATAATAGATTAAGCAGATTAAGAAGAAAAGGTGAAAAAATAACTCTACACAGAATTGTAACAGAGTTTGAAGATGTTTATGGTGAAGAGATAAAGCTTAGAGATAATAAAATAAAAATGATTTTAAAGGATAAAAATCTAGAAATAGAGAAACTTAATAATAAGATAGATTTTATAAATAAAACAGGTAGGCTAATCCTACCATGGAGCTAAAATGTTTGGTTGTGTAAAGAAGTTATTTAGAAAGAAAAGAAAGTATCCAGTAGAAAAAGCTCTAAGTTATTCTACAAGTTATCAGATAATGTATAATAATTTCACTTATAACTCTAAATCAATAGAGGACTATAGTGAAAAACTAGCAAATAAGATATCTAAGGAAGATAGGTACGCTTTAGTAGAGAAAGCCACTGGTATGCCAAGAGAGTTAGTAGGTTGTATCCATCATCTAGAAGGTGAAGGAGATTTTACTAGAGTGCTTCACAATGGTGAAAGTTTAGTTAATGTTAATAAACATGGAACTAGACTAGAGCCTAAGCACAGAGGTAAAGGATTAAATTGGAGTTGGGAACAAGCTGCAATAGACGCTATTAATCTAGAGAAAAGAAAGTTCCCTTTGCTATGGTCAGCAGGAAGCTCATTAGACTTTTTAGAGAAATATAATGGTACAGGATATAGAAAAAGAGGAATAAACTCTCCATACTTATGGTCGTACACCAATTATTATACAAAAGGTAAATACGTTTCAGACGGTAAATTCTCAGCTACAGCAGTCTCTAAACAACTAGGTGCAGCCTGTATTTTAAGGAAACTGAACTATTTAATAATCGTTGACTAATAAGATACAAACTAATAGAATACTAATAGAGGCTAACATGAAATTTTTATATTTTGATACTGAATACAATAACACTACTGAAAAACATTTAAATGTAATATGCTTTTCATTTTTAGTTGATAATAAAGTTACAAATTTTTGGTTAAATGGAGTTGACGACTATCAAGAAATTCATACATTCATAAATCATTACAAGGATAGGATCTTTGTATCTTTTAATGTTGAAGCAGAAGCCCAGGCATTAATCTCTATAGGAGTAGACCCTCTATCGTTTAAGTGGGTAGACCTATATCTAGAGTACCGTCAGCTCCTTAACCATAATCATAAATTACAGTATGGAAAACAACTTTTAAAGGGAAGGAAAGTAACAACAAAAGCCCCTGATGGCAAGTGGAATAATAGAGAAACTTCTACTAATGATGAGAATAGATCTAAGCCTTCATACTCCCTAGCTTCAGCTTGTTACAAGCTTCTAGGGATACTTATTGATTGTGAAAGAAAAGATCTAATGAGAGATATTATAATATTTGATAGGGATATAGAAGGTAATAAAAAGGAAATTCTTGAGTATTGTGATAGTGATGTAGAGCATCTACCTAACTTATTTAAGAGAATAAAGGAAGAGTACGAAGCCCTACCATACAAGCCTAATTTGGAAATATTAATCAAGAGGGCAGAATATTCCGCTAGGACTGCTAAGATGGTAAGCTTGGGATATCCTGTAAATACAAAAGCTGTAACCAATTTCTCTGAGTCAGTAGCCGATATCTTGTGGAAAGTACAGAATGAGATAAATACCTTATTCCCTGATATAAAACCATTTACAAAAAAGAAAGATAGGACTTACTCCTGGAACCAAAACGCTACTAGGTTATGGATATCTTCTCAAGGTCATACAAGTTGGTTATTGACGGATACAGGTAAATTATCCTTATCTCTAGAAGCCTTTCAAAAGAAATATCCTACAAGACACTCATACTCTAAGACTTGTCTAGGAGAGCAATTTGTTAGATATTTAAAACTAAAACAACAATTAAATGGATTTTCTCCGTCGTCTAAAAACAAGTTTACCGATTATTTAGGCACTGATGGGAGAGTTAGGCCGTATTTTAATATATTTGGTAGTCAGTCAGGGAGATCCCAGCCTAAAGCTACTGGATTTTTATTCTTAAAGTCAGCTTGGATGAGGGCGTTATGTCAGCCAGTTAAAGGGAGAGTAATAGGATCTATAGATTATAAATCCCAGGAGTTTATTTTAGCCGCTATGATGTCGGGAGACAGGGTAATGGTAGATGCATATTTATCAGGAGATCCATATCTATTCTTCGCTAAGCAAGCTAGGGCAGTTCCTCCTTCAGGCACTAAAAAAGAATATAAGAAGGAGAGGGATTTATTTAAAAGTACAACTTTAGGTTTGTCTTACGATATGTCTAAGTATGGACTAGCTGCCAAACTAACTAAGGATTTAGGTCATAGAGTTAGCGAGGAGGACGCCCAGAAGATGATAGATAGGTTTTATAGATTATATAAAAGGTATAAATTTTGGAAGAAAACTATACTAAATGAATATAATGAGAAAGGCTATCTTGTTCTTAAGGATGGGTGGTGTATGTATGGAGATAATAAAAACTTAAGGTCAGTAGGAAACTTTCCAGTACAGGGCATGGGTGCTGTTGTTATGAGAAAAGCCGTAGCACTAAGTCAAGATAGAGGGCTAGATATAATACTAACATTACATGACGCCTTATATTGTGAGTTTGATTTAGGCGACTATAAGGAAGGGATGATAACTCTAGGCAAATGTATGCAAGAGGCATTTAAATTTTACAGTGAAGATCAAAGTATAAATATAGGTCTAGATGCTAACGTTTGGGGCCCAGATCTACAAAACGGATACTACGATTGTGATTACTTAGGTCAAGTTAAACAACAAGATATTTACGTAGACGATAGATCTATTGAAGAGTACCAAACTTTTAAAGAGTATTTTACTGACAGGGAGTTTGATTTATGAAAACGCTAGAAGAAGTTCTAACTGTAACACCTTATGAGTATCAAAATAAGGGAATATATCAATGTATAAAGCACAATTATATGATAATTGGAGATGAGATGGGCTTAGGTAAGTCATTACAAGCCTTAGCAATATCCGCTTTATATGAGGAAAAGACATTAGTAGTATGCCCAGCTTATCTAAGATTAAATTGGGCCAATGAATTTAATAAGTTTTGTAAGATAAAGAAGGATATAAAAATAATGAAAACCGCTAGGGACTTCAAAGACCTTGACCATGATGTTTTTATTATGAGTTACTCTATGCTTAAACATGCTAGAGAAATGTTCTTTGAGTGCCCAATAGTAATAGCCGATGAAGCACACTACCTCAAATCAGTTAAAGCAAAGAGAACTAAAATGTTTACCTCCTACACCATGGACTTCAAACCAGATAGGATGATACTATTAACAGGGACTCCAATAGATAAAAATGTGTATGAGTTCTACTCACTGTTAAGTTTATGCTCTTATAATCCGATGGAAAATAGTGGGGTAGATGTAAACTCGATATTTAGCAATACAGAAAAGTTTAATGACTACTTCTCCTACAGAGTAGAAAGAGACATTAAATCTAAATATGGAAGAAGAGTGAAGCTTGTATCCTGGAGAGGAGTTAGAAGATTGGAGGAGCTTAAAAACCTACTTAAAGGTAAATTTATACGTAGAAAAGCTTGCAATGTGCTAGAACTACCTCCGCTTATCCACAAAGAAATACTTATGGGAACATCTATGGAGACCGATGATACTCTATTAAGGGAATTTAATGACAATGTGGATAAGTTATCAAGTAAAACTAAGTCAGACTCAGCATATATAAAAGCACCAATGACAGCTAAGTATGTATCTGAACTGTTAGAGGAGGGGCTAGATAGTGTGATAGTATTCACAGACCATTTAAATCCTATACCAATTATCTATAATACACTTAATAAGAAATATAAATGCAAAGTTATAACAGGGTCAATAAGCCCAGACATTAGAGATGAGATAGTAACATCATTACAAAATGGAGATATTCAAGTATTGATAGCTACTTTAGGAGCCGCATCAGTAGGATTTAATATGACTAAATCTAGTAATATAGTCATAAATGATTTGTCCTGGAGACCAGCGGTAAATAATCAAGCAATCAAAAGAATACACAGAATAGGTCAAAAAAATAAATGTATTATTCACTATATTTTAGGATCTACTGTTGACAAGAGGATAACAAACTTGCTACAAGAAAAAGCAAGAAACATTAACCATATTCTATAAGGAGAAACTATTATGGGCAACATTTTTGAGATTAGAGTAAAGAAAACCAAAAACCTAGGAAATTACGAAAGTAAAACCGTAGAAGCTGCTATGCAGTTAGAGGACAATGAAGACGTAGATTTAGCTATGATGGAGTTATCAGCTTACGTTAGAAGTGCTTTAAATGGTGTAAAGCCTGAGCATATTAAAGAAGTTACTGATGGCGGAAAGGTGCTGACTCTGAATAATAAGATTAAAAACGCATATACTGGAGATGAAGTTAAGAAAAAAGAACCAGTTAAGAAGAAATCAGCTTCTAAAAAGAAGAAAGCAGTTAAGGAAGAAGCTAAGAATTATACTGACTCCGAGGTTAGAGAAGGCTTACAAAAAGTATGGAAAACTAAAGGAAGCTCAATAGCTAAGGATATACTTAGATCTTTTAAAGCTGAGAAAATCTCTGATTTAGATAAAAGCCAATATACCAAAGTTATGGTAGAGGTGGAAAAATGTCTGAAATAGATCATGGTGAAAGAGGGCACTCCCCAATAGGAGCAAGTTCAGCTTATCGGTGGATGAGCTGCCCTGCTTCAGTTAGGCTTTCAAAAGGCTTGGAAAGTAAATCTTCTAGTTACGCTGAAGATGGGACTATATCTCATGAATTATGTGAGTATTGTATTGAAGAAGGTCTAGATCCTATTAAACTAATAGGCGATGAGTTCAAAGGAATAATCATAGATAGAGAAAGAGCTGAAGCAGTTAAGGTTTACGTAGATTATATAAGGAAAGAATCGGAAGGAAAAGAGCTAGAGATAGAGAGTCAAATCTGTATAAGTAGAATAGACTCTATGCTATATGGCTCAGTAGATGCTGTAATAATAGATCCTTTTGTATCTATCGAGGTAATAGACTTTAAGTACGGAGCAGGTTTAAAAGTAAGCCCAGATAATAATAAGCAGTTGATGTTTTACGCCTTAGGATGTTGGGATGGAGAGTGTGAAGAAGTAAAGTTAACAATAGTGCAGCCGAGAAGAGTTGACGAGGATGGGTCATCTATAAGAACTTGGAAGACTACTGGAGATAGGTTAAGAAAGTTTGAGGAAGAGTTGAAAGCAGCAGTAGCAGCAACAAGGAATCCAAAAGCTAAAACTTGTGCTGGAGAACATTGTAGATTTTGCTTAGCAGCTCCACATTGTCCAGGGCTTAGAGACCAAGCTCTAGAAGTAGCTCAAACTGTATTTGATGATGTGACTGAAGTTGAGCTACCAAGCCCAGAAAAACTATCAAATAAACAGTTGACTAAAGCACTACAAGGAGCTAAATTATTATCAACTTGGATTAAGTCTGTTGAAGCTTATGCAGAACAACAACTTAATAAAGGTGTAGAAGTTGAAGGCTATAAGCTTGTGAAGAAAAGGGCTATTCGCAAGTGGAAAGATGAAATAAATGGGCAGTTGGGTGATTTAGAAGAAATGTTCGGAGAAGATATCTACGAGCCTAAGAAACTAAAATCCCCAGCAAAATTAGAAAAGCTTATAGGAAAGCAGAACGTATCTGAATATACCTATAAGCCAGAAACAGGGACTACCGTTGTTCCAGCTAGTGATAAAAGACCAGCTGTAACAGCAGAAGTTATATCAGTTTTTACCAACATTGACTAACAAGGAGAACTATTATGTCAAACAAAAACGAAAATGCAGTAGTAACACCAGAATTCACAGTATGTTTCCCAGCAGTATTTAGACCAAAAGAGTTTAATGGGAAAGAGAAGTACCAAATTACAATGGTATTCGACAAGAGTTCAGATTTAAAGAACTTGAAGAAATTAGTTAAAAAAGTAGCTGAAGATAGTTTCGGCGGCATGGAAGGAGTAGTTTCTCCTTTCAAAGATGGGAACGATAAGGATATTGAAGCTTACCCTGTATTTAAGGATAAGATTTATATTCAAGCTTCAACTCAATTTAGTGTAGGACTAGTAGACCAAAAGAGACAGCCTATATTAAATGAGGAAGACTTCTATGCAGGTTGTACTGCTAGAGCTCAAGTATCAGCGTTTTCATGGACATACCTTAAAAAGAAAGGAATATCTTTGAACCTATTAAACGTTCAAAAAATGTCAGATGGAGAAAAATTAGGTGGAAGTAAGCCTATAACATCTATTTTTGATGAAGTAGAGGTAGAAGAGTCAAAAGACGATTTTGACTTTGACTTATAGTTAATATAGGGAGTAGAAATGGACTTAGAGAAGTATATAAAAAGCAGAAAGATCTCCTATAGAAAATTCGCTAAATTAGTGGGTATTAATCACGCTGCGATATTTAGGTACGCTAAGAAAACTTCTACTCCTTCTTTAAAAATAGCAATAAAGATTAATGAAGTTACAAAGGGAGTAGTTCCTATGGCGAGTTTAATATGCGATTAGAAATAGCCCCTATAACTAAATATGAAGTTCAGGCAATAGATTTTTGTTTAAAGAAAGTAGTTAATCTAGATGTTCCTGCCACACCTGAAGAGGTTGGCTATCTTATGGAGCTTATGCTAAAAGTAGCTTCTCAATACGATACTACTAATTGGGTAAAGCCAGGAGTAGCTATGTTAGATTTAGATCTAAATGAAGCTGATGCCTGTTGGAAATGCTTAACCTTTTGTTTAAAGAATAAACTAGTAAGGAATGAAGAGAAGAAGATCCTAGTAGCTAGGGCCTCCTTCCTTCTTGCTCAATTTATAGACGCTGCTATTGAAGAAGCTAATGCTATTGACGACGAGGAAAAGTCGAATCCAAAGCTAGAAGAGAAAACCTAGCAAAGTCAAACATACCCTCCCTAACATTAGTAAGTAACACAGTTCCTCTCCAATGATGGTTGTTATGGTTTTTATACTTTTCATCATGGAAATAACAAGATCCAGCTATTAAGCACTGGACTATTTTTCCTTCTTGAGCAGTTTGTTCATGGTAATCAAACCCTTGTTTATGTCCTGCAACACAGCTACAAAGTTTTTTAGCTATAAGAGCCTTAGCTGTTCCAATGGCATAAGCATTGTTAAGGTTTGAGAAGTAGTGTGTGAAGTGAATACCTTCAATAACTTTAATTTTAAGAAAAGGAATAACTTCATCCCATCCGTTTACATCCATAGGAAATTCTTCTATTAGTTCTATTAATTCATCAGGGCCGTATTCTAGGGCTCGATTTCTACGCTCTTCATGATTTCCCTGGAATAGGAAAAATTTGCACTCGTCTTTACACTCCGGCCAGTTGAGTAGCAAGATCTCCCAAAACTCCTCCATCGTCTTATTCCCAGATCTAATATCCTTTAAATAAGAGTGTACTCTATGGGACTTTTTACCCTTATCATATCTACTCAAAGAGGGAAAATCCCAATGGTCTCCGAGATGAACAACATACTTAGGTTTTAATTCACAAATGTGATAGGCGATAGGAATTAAAGGATTTTTAACTCCTGATTTAGACTGAGTGTCTGGAATAATGTAGATCAAAGAAAGCTCCTGGTTAAGGTTTTTTTCTTACTCTCAACACGAAGCCCATGTTTATCAGTTTAAGTCTAACATTAATATCATTAATATTGTACTTATCAGTTACCCACTCTTTACACTTTGTACCCCAGAAGTTCTTTTTCTTGCAATAATGATACTCAAACCCAGGGAATAATTTACTTAGACGAAGAGTTCTTAACTCCAGCCTGGTCAACGAAAGCTTGGCTAATGATTGACAATTCACTGTCAATAGAATCAAGAACATTATCGTCAGGACTTTCTCTATTAAACTCTTCATACCAATCCTTTTTAAGCTTTATTATTCTATCAACATACTTCCGAGCTTCCTTAGATTTCCATAAGGATAGCCCGGCTAGTAATGTTTCAAATAAAATCTTAGTCAATTAAAACTACCTTATCTTTAGTAACCATTCTAAGAACGATAGAAACCGCTCCCCAAACCATCCCAATAGATGCAGAGTTAGCCTTTAAAAAATCCCCTACTGAAGGAATTAATGGGGCTAGTGCTGTAGCTAAACCAAACCAAAAAGTCTTTGACTTTAAAATACTCTTTTTCATATTGCCCTCCTAGACATACATAATTATATATTTACCTTTTTCGTGAGATACTATAACACTATTAATGGTTTTAGCAGCCGCAATCAAGGCATCTAATCTAATCTTTAATTTCTCAGGACTTCCTGCAAAAATCTCTATAATCATTTTTCCTCCCAGGGAAATACTAATCTACCAGTAGAGTTTAAGTCTGAAGCTATATTTGTGGCATCAGATAGCTTAAGTTTACCCGACTTGTAGTAGTTCCACAAGTCTTGTTCCGCCATAGGTCTTAATTGGTGAGGTACAATCTCGTCAAAACGTCTATATTTATCATGGGCAAATAGCTCTGGAGCTTGTTGAGACAGCATTGGCAATATCTCTTTAAGTTGCCCAGGATGGTTTAAACCTTCTCTTAAAGTATCATATATTTCAGGAGTATCTGTACTTTGAGATATCTTAGCGAGTACTCCTTCTTTATTATTAACTAAAGCTTCAGTGCTTCTAGGTAGTTTAAACCTTTGTATCTTTCCTGCTATATCATTTAATGAGTCGGGAGATCTTCCAGCCCCACCTGCTATTGCTCCAGCTGCTTGCATAGTATTTCTCCCTAAACTAGCGGCAGTAGACATGTAGGGAATACTCCCACTTCCTTTTCTAATGTAATCTAATCCTCTAGCTGAAGCACCTACAATACCTCTACCGAAGTCAGTACCTTGTCTAGCCATATGATATAGCCCTGTAGCGCTAGCAGCCATACCAGCACTTCCAGATAGTGAATACACTCCAGCAGCTAAACTAGACTCTATACCTAGATTTAGTAATGTAGCGAATTTTGTAGGAGCTGACATACCTTTACTTATACCTTGTCTAGCCATGCTAGACAGTACAATCATATTTTCTATAGAAGCATTATTAGCTTCGTATAAGTCTTTAGCAGATAGTTTACTCCCTTTAAGAGGAATATCACTAAGCTTACTTTTTATAGTGTCCTTAATCTCGTGAAACAAATCAGTAATTACTTCTTTTTGAAAAGATAATTTTTCACTAGTCTTAGCAGCATTAACAAAGTCTAAATCGCTCAATTGCATTGATATACTTTGCTTCAGCTTTTGTAGATGAGATAAGGATAGATCCTCTCCAAATACTTCAGGCTTCAAGATTGATTTAAGTGTATCAGCGTACTTTTCTAGCTTTATCGGATCGTTAGCTATAGGAGATATAGACATCATCTTTCCATTAAGCTTCTTCCGCATATTGCTTATAATATCTGGAATTTTTATAGTAGATACACTCTTAGGTAGTTGATCTAACATATCTCCAGTTTCTTTAGATAAATCACCGATTAATCCATGATCTAGTATAGTACTTTTGAAGTGATCAGCGTCTCTAGACAGTCTCACAACATCTAGCTTTCTACTCCCACTCATAGCTTTTAATAACTTCTCTGGATCATTTATATGCTTAACTAAGTTCTTCTCTACAAGAGTAGCCCCTATTTCCTCAGGAAGTTTTCTTGATATAAGATTTAATATATCTTTATTCTTACCATATCCCGACATATATCTTATAGCATCTTTAGCTATTCTTGATTTTACTGCTATTCTCAAAGGCTCTATTGCTTGTATAGTTTTCTCTGCTGCCTTTAAAGTGCCACCTACCATATTAAAAGGGTCTGCTGCTACATCTATACCTAGTCCAGTTATATCAGCAGGGCTAACATTAGCCCCATGAGACTTATACTCCACGCCTTTACTAGAGAAGGTATCGTTATTACTATATGTGTCAGTTATTCCTAGATCTTTTGAAGCAATCTCTTTACCAGAAATAGCCCCCATATTGCCGAAGCCTTTAAGAGCCCCTTCTATAGGATTTTCACCATTTAAAGCACTATGTATAGCTTCTCTTACTGGAGCCCCTGTATAGCTATCAAACTTATTGGCCCCATAGGCAATACTATTTAGAGCTTTATCTGCTAGACTTGGATTTGCATTGTCAGCCTTATTCTTTTCAACAAGTGCAGTCATTTGAGCGTCAGTAAGCCCTCGTTGCTTATGTTTAGGCTTAGGCTTAGGTTTCTTCTTAATCTGCTCTTTGCTTGGAGGATACTTCTTCATTAAGGCATTCATCTCAGCTTCAGTATAAGCTTTTATTCTACTGGATACCATAATCCGTCCTCCCTATTCTTCTTAAAGTTTTGAACTTCACCATGTGGTAAATGGAGAGTACGAGTATATCCTACGCTAGTCTCGGCATGTTTCTTAGCTTTTTTTATAGCATCATCTATGTTAACGCCTTTAGGCATAAGTGTAGATAGTCCAGAAAATATTTTATTAGACTCTAATCCTGAAAAACTTCCTTGCAGTTTAGCCACACCTTCTAGGTAGTTTTTTATTTTAGCTCTATTTATTTGTTTAAATACCTGACTAAGCATTATCAGAGAGTTTCTATCTTTTGCAGTCATAGTCTCACGGCTATTAAACCATTTATTTCTTAGAGTCCTAGCTAAGTTAACTATGTCTGGACTTATTGTATATAATGCTTGCTCTCTATCAGTCAAATTACCGACGTTTCCTAACATTCTAGGTATTACAGTATTCAAAGCTGAATCAGTGATTTTAGTATTACTTTGTAATAATCCTAATGCACTATCAGAAGCATCTAAACTATCAGCCAAGTGCATATATCTTTTACTACTTGCTGTATGTTGAGCTAAGGATAATAACTCTGACTTTTGCTCAGGTGTGTAGTCATACCCAGCCAGTCTCTGTAGCCCTAAATCAGCAGGCTTAGTTATCTTACCACTAGCTTTATTTACTCTATTATAAATTCCTTCAGAATCCTTAATATATCCTGGAGCATACCCTGCTATTTTACCAGTATCTTCTAACTTTCCTGTTTCATAGTTATGTCTATATAGATCTATTACTCCATTAGGGTTTTCTACTTTTTGATATATAGGTTTATTACTAGAACTAGCAAGTTTTGCTCTTTGTTTACGAGCAGTCATTGCTATATCATATTCCTGTTTTTGCTGTTCGGCCAAACCTTTAGCAGCTACATCAGCCCCAGTACCAGTATCTCCCATCAACATACCTACTAATAAAGGAGTAGCTCCAACTGCAATATTTTCTATTGGGCTAAACTTATTAGGCTCAGGTCTAGTTTTAGCTGACTCCCATACTTTAGCTAGCCAAGAATCACCAGAAGTATCTTGAGATCCTTGCTCGGGCTGAAATTCCATTGGCGGAGGAGTAGCTTCTTGAGGAGCAATATCGCCCTGCGGCGCAACTTCTTGAGGAGAAGCAGGTTGTTTAGGTTTTAGTTTTTTTACTGTACTTGCGTAAGCCTTTTTAGCCATCTCTATTCCTAGTGTAGTCTTTTTAAACTCTTTTTATATGAGTCTAGCGTCTTCTTCAAATTATCTCTAAAAGGCTTAGCTGAAAAACTATCGCTTTCCATACCCTTCATTTTAATGTAGACATCTCTAGAATTTTTTAGTTTCTTTCTAAGTTTCTTAGCTCTAAGTCTATTTCTAATTCTCCCCTCAGTAGTATAATCTTCCAAGTTATCAGCCCTAGACTTCATCAATGAAACTTTACCTTTTGGCTCTTCAGTTGAAGTAGGCTCAGTTATAGACTCTTTATTAAACTTTATACTTTTCTTAATGTGCATTTCTTACTCCATACATATAGATGCCCGATTGCATTGCAGATAGGCTCTCCAAAGGTTTTTAACATTTTACCAACAAAGTTATGATCGTCAGCCATATTATCAGCCCATTTCAAAGCTGGATAAGATACTAGCTTAGTAACCAGTTTACTTTTTCTCATTAACTCTACTAGCTTAGAAGCCCATAGAGTATATCCTATTAAGATATAAATATTGTTATCCCATAAATATCTACCATATTCAGCATCTTTTACATAGGTTTCATCATCTAATATACCTTGTCTATTTAGCTCAGTACAAATAACACAGATACCGCCTGACTGATATTTAGGAGCTTGTATTGGTTGACTGGCATTTCCTAAACTAGCCATATTATATTCTAACTGCTGCCCACCTGACATGAAGTTTCCTAAAAGTCTTCTATAATCGTTAAGTGCAGTACCTTGTCTGCTAAACGCTGCTGAAGAATAGTTAAGTGCGTTCTGTTGAGCTGCTTGGTTTATTTGACCTTGACTAGCTCCAGAAGCTTTCATTCTTCTAAGAGATCTGCTCATAGCGTTTTGTTGTTGGCCAGATATAGGGTCTGCCCCATAAGCTCTATTCTCTAATGCATTTAAATTTCTTTGATTTTTAGCTCCGAAGTCTTTTCTATTCATTCCATAATAGTCTTGGGCTCTTTGTATACCTACTTTTTGTCCTCTTGCTATATCAGCATTATGGTTAAATAATGTCCCATTAGCTGAAGAGTCAGTAGCACCTTTTCTAGCTATTCCCATACCTTCAGTTCTTCTAGAAGAAGCATATTCATTTAACTTTGCTAAGTAGGCTTGTTGAGCAGGCCCTGTATTACCAGCAGCCTTAGCTGCGTTCCAATAGCTTTTACCTGAACCATTTATAAAATCTTGCCCTACTTGAGAACTAATTGCCATATAAAACTCCTATATAACTAACATTGTAACTTTACTAGTTGATGCCCCAGTGTTTTTCAAATAAATTATTTGACTAGTCCAACTTTTTACACCGTCTATAATTTCACCTATTGCACTTTTCCTCAATATTATCCTATATTTTGGAACTCTTTTCAAGTTATGAGGTATAGCCATTTCTATTCCAGAAGGCATATCTAATGTTATTACTTTACCGTTCAAATTGTCTAGACCTAAGTTATTAAAAATTAAGTCTAATTCATCGAGATTATTAGCATATCCATCACTAGTAAATTCTTTATCAAACCGTCTAACTTTCATTACTGAGTACCTTTTGAAGTAAGATCATTAACATAGTCAAGCTCAATCCCAGAAAGATTAAAATCTCCACCTTGCCCATCATCGCTCAAAATAACCCTAAAAGAAAAAGCTTTGTTGGCCAGGAGTTTTCTATCATTAGATCTATTCAATGGCCCTAATGGAACATCTACAATAGTAAGCTCATCAGTGTTATTCCAGTTAATCTGCTCTTTTATAGTGAGATTGTAATCCTTAGCTCCTGTACTAATAGCAGTAAATTTAGTAAGTTTCTTCTTAATAGAAGGCATACCGAAGTTAAACCAATTAGTAGAGTAGCTAGATACGAAATTACTTTTAGTTGTAGTAGTACCGTTTATATCCCCAGGGACTTCATCATAGGAAATAGCGTTATTCAGTTTTGAAACATACCCAGAAGCAAATAGCTTTGACGCTGTAGCAGTATAAAAGTTTCCATTTAAATCTACCGATAAACCCCTATCTCCGCCTACCATATCCCACAGAAACCATTCCTTATAAAAATAGTTGTATACTAATATAGCGTCTGTAGTCGGAGAAATTCCTTTCAAATAAAATAATACCCTCTCACTTATAGGGTCTATAGCTGATACGGTTTTAGTTAGATCATATACACCAGAAGAGAATAAATTCTGTATTTTGTCAGATACTTCTATTAAGCTAGATCCCCCATTAGATCCGTATACTCCTGCGATAGACATAAACATTACATTACCAGCAAAAGTTACTATTGATCTAGAGGAAGCTATACCTATCTTTTCAGATAATGAACTCCATACCCTAAAAGAATTATCTTGAAATACACCATTCAAATAGTATATTTGTCTATCTTTACCTATTACTAAAGCATTACTAGTCCCTACTAATCCTGTAATAGTTCCATCAAACGTATTACCTACGTTTAGAGTATTATTAGGAGGAAAGTTTTCAACTGAAGTACCGCCTTGTAATAGTTGTATAGATGACCAATATATTGACTCATTTAAAGTAGAACTTTTTTGATTATATACTACATCCTTACTAGTTCTATTACCTAGAACTAAAGACTCATTATATAAAGCTAAATGTTTACATATTGGAGGTAAGTCTCTTGCTATAGAAGTATCATAGATTTCTTCCATAGGAATATCTTGGCTAGAAGTTCCAAGCAATCTAGGAATTTGACCTCTAAATTCTGAGAATACTGCTGCTGTACTACTAGAATCCTTATTATTCATTACCAGATTAAATACATTATCATCTCTAGTATAATATCCATAATCTTGATACTGAGAAGTAAATATCCTAACAAAAGCTCTTTGTTCTATAGGATCCCCATTAGCATAAGAAACCCCAATACCGTCAGGTATGTTTAAAGTAACCTGTCCAGAATTTAGTGCAATTATCTCTAATATATGGTTATTCCCATTAGTATCTAAAGCTCTAATAAAATCACCAACTACGTAATTAGTAGTAACGCAATTTATTACGTTATTTAATTTAGTGTAGGTTATTGTAGTAACCTCAGTCACCCTAGAGTATTTATTGAAGAAGGTAAAGTTACCAGTACCGCCTACTGTATTATCCCAATATAAGTCAAAGGTAGTATCTGTAGTGTAAGTTAGACTAGTGTAATTGCTGAATACAATATTTCCTCTTATATCCACTAAATAAGCTACTAACCTTATATAACCTGTTAATATAGGGACTCCAGTAACTATTCCAGTAGTAACTAGACTTAATCCAGTATTTCCTACTCCTGCCTTTGTTACATTATACCCATCATACTTCATTAACGGATGCGTTCCATCGTTATCAATAAAATATAGAATATCGTTGTATTCAACATAATCTACTGTAGTTCCTACTGCTGGAACGTAAGATCCGTTTATAGGTACTGCTTTGTTTAAAGTTAGATCAAATAGACCGCCATTATAGCTAAGCATTTTACTTGAAGTTGAGTAAAATACTAGATCAGTTCCATCAGTAACCTTTACGAATGATGATCCCTCACGTTTCTTCAGTACCCCATCTACGCTTAGATCTACATTTCTACAATCAGTACATTTATTGTCTGGCTTAACTAGCGGATTTGACCTTAAATCTAAACCACCTAAGTTATATATTTGTTGCTTCATACTATCCTTAGTAAGTAACGTAAGTCTCGTCCGATACGGTAGGGAATTTTATGTCATTTGAAGTATCAGAAAATAACTCTGATAATTCTGCTTTCTCTTCAGAAGAGAATATCCCAAAATTCCCTATATCCTGAGAGGAGTCTACAGCTAATATTTTCCTTTCTACAAATGCAGTCAAGAAGTCTTCACATTCTGAGGGAAGATCAGATACATCGGATACGTCCGTAAAATCAGGCAATCTCCTAGTATAACTAACTCTTATTTGAGATATGCTTTCTCCTATAGCTCCAGAAGATATGTATATAGTATTATCCTTAGTATAATATCCAGCCTTAGTTATCTGCTCTCTTTCTGATATTCTGTTTATAGGCTCA